CACTCCTGTACTCATCTTAAAGACATGGTACTATAAAGTACCATATGTCGACGCCAGAATCTGTCACAGCCCGTTTTATCAAGGCATTCGTCGCGACGAACGAAAGTCACGTCATCTGGCTTCAGAAAATGACTTTGCTCGCCGAGACGATGGGGAATCCCAATGTTCAGCAGAAGATTGTCGACGAGATTAACGCCAACCCAATGAAAATCAAGCTCTCCCAACTCGAGGCGCTCGATTGGCCGCACATTCACTTTGTGCTCGCCATGGCGTATGCCAAGGCGGTACTCAAATGCGATGCTTACATCCCTACTCGTGATACATCGAGTTGAGTCGATCGACGTAAAACTCGATCGGGATCGTCAGTGACAAGAGTTCACCATTCAGCCTAAAAATCTCATCATTTTTGTCAATCGAACTCAGTGAAATCATGTCCAGATAGGCCGTGACGCAAAAGATGCGTAGGTCCTCGAATTCCCAGGACTTGATTTCTATGAGATCATTTTCGTACGACGCGGTCGGTGTACCGCTTCCGTACAAAGAAAACACATTGTCGACGACCGACACGTTCGGCCACTCCTTCTGGCGAAGGACGTGCTTCTCGATCATTTCAGCCATGAAAGCCGCGTCGGACCTTCGCTTGAAGACGACCGTTGCCGTCTTCATCAGTTCATTATCCATATTCCATGCAAATACATTGTTCGGACTCGAGTGCAACGTGTACACCTTCCGGCTTCCGGCCCCGACCGTCACCTTGGGAGGTGGTCGCGTGAGTACGACCGACATATATTGTTCGCGCGTTGTTTTTCTAAATGCTTGCCGAAACACGGCCTGACTTATTCAGGCGATCGGCGACCGAGTCCGTCTCGGACTTGTAGCCTGCGTACGACCACGTGAGCGCGACATAGAGGGCTGTGGCCCCAAGTGCCAAAGCGAGTGCGTTCTTCATTTATGATACCCCGAGAAAATTAGTCTTCTGAGGAGAGACGGCTCCAAAAATCAAACACCCTCGGCGGCGCCTTGGGCTCGGGTTCCTTGGGCGGTTCGGCCTCGGGTTCCTTGGGTGGTTCGGCCTCGGGTTCCTTGGGCGGTTCGGCCTCGGGTTCCTTGTGTTCATCTTCGTACTTTTTCATCTCGTAGATGATTTCGATCATCGTGTACTTTTCACACAGTTCGTCAATGAGACTCGTGTCTCCTTCACGACCTTGTGCAGCCGCAAACATCTCGGCAAAGGCTCTTTTGGACTTTGTCATTTCTATGACCGAAGATAAAATGGCGTTTTATTCGACGCGTGAAGCGCCTTGGTAAAGTCGGGATTGTTGATCATGCACTCCCGGACCAGAATCCATAGATCATGGCGACCCGAAATGCCTTCGAGGGTGTCCCATATCATGGCTGTGTTCTCGTCATGGTTCTTCTTGAACGGCACCTGGGACGATTCCATCTTAACCTTTTCCTCGTTGAATCGCTGGATCATATACTTTTGTTCGATGGGTGTCATGGGGAGATCGAGGACGTAGACGTGGTAGACACTCACCGTGTCGGCGTCGGCCTCGGTGTCCCCTGGACCTTTATAATTGGTCGTGAATCGAAAGTATGTGTAAGACCCGCTTTTCACGTCAATAAGTCCCCGGGTTTCTTCGTGCAACTCCCGGATTGCACAGCGTAAAGGATTGTACACCTCGCGGCGCCGGCATCCACCCGTCACAAAAGTCCACTCTTTGTATCGTCGATCATGCACGATGAGCATATGAGCTCGATCATTGATCATCGTCACTGGCACCGCTATCGCTTTGTGTCTCTCTCGTGGGTTCGGTGAATACATCTAATCTATGGTCATCAAAATATTTTGACATAGTTTGCGTACTTGGATTATACGTAATCAGGAAAAGCAAACCGATGAGCAACAACCATTTCCATATCTGCATTACTAAACGCTACGAAAATCCGACAAGACCATCAGGCGAACCAGGTCATCAAACGTATGCTTTGGTGACCACCCTGATACCCGTCGGAATTCAGACGAGTCGCCTGTAAGCACGTCAACCTCGGCCGGCCTGTAGAACGCCGGGTCGACCACGACGAGGTGTTCACCTGTGTCGACGTCGACCCCAACCTCCTGCTCCCCCTGACCATTCCACACGACTCGCCGACCCCTGCATGCAAAAGCCTTTTCAACAAACTCGCGAATCGAGTGCGTCTCGCCACTCGCGACGACATAATCAGCCGGCTCGTCAAGCTGGAGCATATGCCACATCGCCTCGACATAGTCCTGCGCGTGACCCCAATCTCGCTTAGCATCCAGATTTCCGAGCCGGATCGGAATCTTGTTCTGGCCAATCGCCTTGGTAATCTTGCGGGTCACGAAATCCTCGCCGCGTCGTGGGCTCTCGTGGTTGAACAAGATCCCAGTGCATGCATAGATGCCATAGGCTTCGCGGTAATTCTTCGTAATCCAGTAAGCGTAAACCTTCGAGACTCCGTATGGACTGCGTGGCCAAAACGGCGTCTTTTCAGTCTGGGGTGTCTCGAGCACCTTGCCAAACATCTCAGATGTGCCCGCCTGATAGAATCGAAAGCGATGGTCGTTCGCCTGACGGATCGCCTCGAGCCACCGAAGCGTCCCGAGCGAATTGACATTCGCGGTCCACTCAGGTTGGTCAAACGAAACCTTGACGTGCGACTGGGCCGCCAGATTGTACACCTCGATGCACTCGAGCGTCTTGTCGGCCACCACATCATTCACGATGCACGTGATGCGCGATGTGTCAGTCATGTCGCCTCGAATCATGTTGAAATTTGGGTTATCGATATGCTCGAGACGTTCTTGCTTCGACTCACTGGTGTACCGAGCCATGCCGTACACCTTGTATCCTTTTCCAAGAAGGAACTCAATCAGATAGGAGCCATCCTGGCCAGCAACACCTGTCACGATGGCTGCTCGCATTTCTTATTTATATTCATCAAGCCTTTAGTAGGAATAGTCGGCGGCGTTCAGCTGAAGTTCTTTGCATGCGGCAACTAGCTCAGCAATCTTGGCAGCAGTCTCCTCGGATACAGTCGGGTCATCCTCTTCCTCATCAGATTCCTCAAAAATTTCAATGTGCTCTGAGATGGCATTTCGGCGGTGCTCGCAGAGCGTTTCAATACGTACGCCGGTCTCGAAATCATCTTTCTGCTCCGCATGAGCCAAGTACCCAAGTAGCAGGGCGAGCTTCATTTTTTGGCGGACCGAGAGCCGCATTGGGCACCAATACAGGTCCCAAAGTTCCTTCAGAACCATCTACTAGTCGATCACATTAATTTTTTCGCATGTATATCGCATGTCGTCACCTATAGACGTGGAAAGAAACACGTATATGTGGGACAATGAGGGCACGCGGTTGCTCCGCGAAGTCATTCTACCACGCCTCGATTCACACGAGGCTGAGTTACGGGATCTCCGCGAGGCCACTTGGCCAGTCTGTCAGGCACTCAGAGACTCGAAATACGTCGTGAACAACTCTTTGCCGTTCAAGAACGTTCCAGAAAAGCGCAAGTTTTTGCGTTTTCTCGACATTGACGAGATTCGTAAACTGTTGGGTCTCAAGGCGAAGTGGGCACGGATCAACGATGTTTCATTGAACGAGGAGCTCAAAATGATTCTGGTCGAGCAGTAAAACTTTTAGACGAGGAACTTTTCGGAACATGGGAACCTCGGTGGCATGTCTGTATCCACCGGTGTATCGATCAGCTTCCCGCCTGTGTGATGGATCCCCTCGGCAATGAAACGCTTGACATTCTCGAGCGTTTGATTTTCACGACCCCGATCCTTTGCGTGTGCATACGTCTTCAACTTTTTGTGAATCATCTCGGCGTCACCGAAGCTGCTGAGATGCCAACCAGAGTGCATGATGTACTGAAAGCGCCAGCGGTGATCCCTGAAAAAGTTGGGTCCGAGCTTCTTGAGCTCTCGGCACTTTGTGATCACCGTCCCGAACCACGGCTCACCCGTGAAGGTATACTTGAACGAGTACTCGAACATGTGCATGTGACACGTGGTCGTACGATCATTCACGAGACTCGCCTTGGTCATATCCGGGATCTCGTCGACATCCGAAATCATCACGATAGTATCATCCGGTACATCTTCGAGACCGTCGAGAATGCAGTGCCGCTGGTACTTTTCGCGCGACCACGGATTCGCATCGGTCGGCATATCCTTGGGGACAATGTGCCGGATCTTCGGCAACCATTTGGCGAAGCGCTCCTTGTTCTGCTCAAAGATGAGCTCTTTGGGTGTCCCGACATGAGTCACGTCCGACTCGACGAGCACGAAGAGGTCGACATACTGATCCAGAATCGACAGACGAAGTTCGAGGATGTCCAGCTCATTGTAAAACATAAAGGCGTCGACAATCATGGGATATCGACGCCTTTTGTATTTAAATATCTAATTCTATTCTATGTGGCGCTTGTTCGTCCTCGGGGTCATGTTTGCAGTCCTGATTGGGGTGATAAGCATACTATGGAACAGACGGAATCGTATCCGTATCGTCGTCAGCATGACGACGATACCATCCAGGCTCGACAACCTCGACAAGGTGCTCGCGTCGATCATCGAAAATCAAACTGTAAAACCTGACGTGGTTTACCTCAACGTGCCACACGTGTTTGGTCGGACTGGTGAGGTGTACAATCTTTCAAAAATGACGTATTCCGACCCGATACTCAAGATTCTTCGCTGTGATGACTATGGACCCGTGACCAAGCTGCTTCCGGCGCTCGAGGCTGAACACGGGAACGAACGGACCGTCATCATCTATGCTGACGATGACAACATCGCCCCGCCTGATTTCATAGAACAGTATGTCGCACAGAGCCGAAAAAAACCGGGACATGTCATGTACACACGGTGTGGTCAAAGATTTTACTCCAAGAGCCCGACGCCCGTCGATGACAAACAGGGGTGCACCATACCAGAGGCTTTCGAGGGTATCCTTTTGCCTGTCGATGCGATCGAGGACCTCGAGGATTTCAAGTCTTTTGTGATGAGAGCCATCCGAAATAAGAGTTGCTTCAAATCGGATGACTATGTCGTCGGGGCATATCTCACGAGTCGGGCCATCCCGCGAAGCCCGGTCAAAGGTATAATGGATCGCTTCAATCGTCTCGTGGACAAGGATGGTCTGAGTGACATTGATGGCGCGCACGCGGCTCGCTACGAGCCATGTTACAAGTATCTCAAGGAAATTTCAATCTGATATTCAACCCTCGTACGTCAAATTGATGTTGTTCATAATCATGTTCTTCGTCAATGGCTGCCCGGAACCGTACCGATACCATTTTCCATTGCTCGCGTTTTTGACGTATGGGCTTCCGTTTGAACTCATTCGACGATTCATATTTGCCCACAGGATGAGTTGAGAATATGGTACGTCATCGAGTGCATGTCTGTCCCCGTGAATGAAACGCTGAACCTTGGCATCGATACTTGCCAATACACGTGGTAAAGTAGACCCTTTAAGTCCACGGAAATTCATGAGACGTTTTTGGTATGCGTCCCATGTATGGATTTTACGCCGAAGTCGTAGATGCCCCCTCCAATCTCCGATGTGCTCTGGAACCTGTGCGTTGATACGTTTCCCGTGTTTGTTGAACGTGTAAGGGACACCCTTCGGGGTGTTCAAGAACAAGAAGAGATGTTGCATGGGTCTGTAGTAATACTTCCAAGTGTTGTTCTTGTATGCTTGAGGTATGGTCCGATCGATCTCAACAGATGAGCCACGTGTAATCTTCGGCGTCTTTGCGGTGGCGCGCGACCGGTTCACCACCGGAGGGCGAACAACGGAAACCGTGGGAGCACCAACCTTTGTCACTTGGAGCCCTAGCGGCATCGTACGGCGGGTGTATGGTGTCGTCGCCCGGGACATTGCGCGGCGCGTCCGTGGACTGGCGGACTGTGCAATGTGGCGTAACATGTTCGCTGGAAGGTTCGGTTTTTTCGGGCTCGGGCTCGGGCTCGGGCTCTTTTTACAATTCCGTCCAAAACATTTGAACATTTATAATTCATGAGAAAATACTCAAACTCAGGAATGCAGTCACATTCTTGAGCTTGAAGATGAGTTCAAGCTGTATTTGTAGATTACGCATGTTTAGACATTCGCGACTTTTTTAGGAGGAGAAGATTTAGTTGGAGAAGGCGAGGCCACCCATGCCAGACTGGATACGCAGGATGTTGTAGTTGACCGCGAACAGCTTCTGCAGGGTCGTCTGGCTGCCAGACTTCATCTGGATCGACACCTGAGCGTTGTCAATGCGAGAGAAGTTGCACGTGCCAGTCGGCTGGTGCTCCTCCGGCTGCAGGGCGAAGGAGTAGGCGTACACACCCGGGTAGGGCGTGCCGGTGTGGTGGTAGAACGGCTGCACCTGGTTGAAGTACTTGCCGTTCTGCTCCTTGAAGCGGTCCTGGCCGTTCAGCACAATCTTGAACAGGTGCAGGGGGCCAACCTCCACTGCCCACGTGGCCGTGGAGCCCAGGAAGTTGTTGCCATCCTCCGTCCAGTAGGCGTTGGACACACCGGCATCAGCCGACACACCACCAGCGCCCGTAGAGGACAGATTCACCAGCATGGGCGCACCCGTCTGGTGGGGCAGAACCCAGTTGTTGGACACGACGAGAGCCATCGTGTTACAGGTCACGTTCACGTTGGACGTGCTGGTCGTGAAGTTCCACAGGGCGTTCAGGTTAGAGCCCGTGTTGGTGCTGACCGTCGAGTTCGGGTTGGTGTAGCACCAGATGAACTCCTTCACCGGGTGGTTGAAGGACAGGCGGATCAGCTGCACGTTCGTCTCCGAGTTGGCGCCGGCCGTCACCGTGTCACCGCCGGTGTGCTGCACCTGCTCGATCAGGTACTCGTGACCCTTCTGGGCGAAGCGGCGACGCTCCTCCGTGTCCAGGTAGATGTAGTTGGCCCACACCTCGAAGGATGCGGACGTGTTGAAGTAGTTGCTGTAATAGCCAGTCAGGTCAAAGTCCATGCGCACCTCGTGGTACTGCAGGGCAATCAGGGGCAGGTACAGGCCGGGGTTGCGGTTGAAGAAGAACAGCAGGGGCAGGTACACACGGGACTGGGTCGTGCCACCCAGACGGCCGCTGAAGGTCGTCATCTTGCCGTAAGCCAGCTTGTCCGACTCGTTCAGGAACAGCTCGGCGTACAGGCGCCACCACGTCTGGTAGTGCTTGTCGATGCGCTGGCCACCGATGGTCAGCTCAACGGCCGCAATGGCACGCTCAGCCAGCCAGTTGGTGTCATAGCCAGCATTGTTGGACGTCAGAACGTTGGATGCGGGCGTCAGTGCCACGTGCATGTTGCCGACCAGGTCGCCGTTGCGGGCGATCGTGACGGACACACGGCCACCGGAGGCCGGCGAGCCGTTCGTCGTCTGCTGGATCAGCTCCATCGCGAAGTTCGTGTGGCGCTTGTACACCGCCTGGAAGAAGGTAACCTTGGGGTTGCCCGTCAGGTAAACATCCTGAGCGCCGTAAGCTACGAGTTGCATGAGACCACCAGCCATTGTGTACTCTTAGCCAAGAAAAAAATTCAGGACGCGTCCAAACGCACCTAAAGTTTTTGGCCGCCGACTGTATAATGGCTGACCCCAATATTGAAACCGTACCCGAAGATGAGGAGCTGATGATGGACGACGATGAGGAGTTTGCTGGTGACATGCTCCTCAGCGTCCTGACGACCGACGAGGGGGAGAGCATCGCGACCGTCCTGGCAAAGTTGGCGTCGTCGACCGACGCCATCGGCAAGCACATGGAGAAGCAGAACCTGATCCTGGTGAAAATCCTGTCTGCCCTGCAGGCCAAGCCTGTGACTGGGATTGCCGCGCCCGCCTAATTTTTTTTGCGTAACACCAGCCAGCCTGTGAGACCCACGACGGCTGACCAACCGACGATGTGGTCCAGCCTGCTCATGGCCTGAACCTGTGAGTCGGACATCTTCGCGAACTCGTCCTGGTACGGCTTTGGCTTGAAAGGCAACCAGATATAGCGACCGAACGGTACAATTGTCGGTTTAAGACTCCGACACTCGTACGCGTAGTCATACCACGCCATTGCGATATAGGGAAACCAAAGCAAAAAGAAGAGAACCCAGAGGTTCTTGTGCGGCAGAAACCAATAGCCTCCGGCAATCAGTGCCGTGAAAATGATGCACTTGATGTTGAACCGAAAAGGCGCACCCGGAAATATACCGCCTGCCATGTAATGTTCCGAGAAAAAAGGAGTTCGTCATCTCAATTTACTTTCATAAAAAATTCTTGCGCTACTACACCATGGAAGTTCACACGATTGATCGCGACCAGACACCCGAGCATGCCCACGAAATACGCATGGAGGTGCTCAGGTCCGAAGTCAATAACCTCAGCCCAACACAACTTGAGCAATCCGTCGGTCAACTCGAGGAAAAGATGGGTCTGACGTGTAAAGGTGACCGCTTTGCGCCACTTACCAATGGGTTTCGCCAATTTTTTCGAGACGATGAGCTCGATACAAATGGCATGCCCCAAAATGTAGATCTAGATCGGATTCTGGAACAGAAACGTCGGCTCGTAAACCTCTTCTCCGAGTTGTACCATCGCTCGAGTGAGCTTGGTGTCAAAGATCAGGCGACCCTAGATATTAACGGCGATGAATTTCGCCTCTCGTTTCGTATGATGCGTTTGATTGAAACTGCCGACGATGCATACGAGATTATTTTCCGGTATGTGCGTTCATTCGAGCGCATCAACCACCCGACATGCACCGCGCCCGTCACCGACGATGTCGAGCTGTCGATGTTTCGCTGCAAGACGATGGATGACGGCGAAGATGAAAATCAGCCGAGCCCTTTTCAGTGCCTGCTTCTGTACCTCTTGAACAAGGCGTACATCATGAAGATGCGCCGGTACAAGGGGCAGTGCTGCAAACAGATTGAGACGGCGGATGGCCATCTCACCAAGGCGTGGAAGCCCCTGATGGAGATTAAGGAGTTTGTCTACTTTTACACCCAAAAAGAGGACAAGTATGACATGTGGCGCAATCTCACGAGCAAGGGGAGCATCGTCAAGGATACCATTGCGCATCTGAGCAACTGTCGCGACATGCAGTTTCCAGAAATCAAGAAGAATCGGAACGTTTGGTCATTCCAGAATGGTATCTTGATTGGCAAGGAGTGGGACGGTGAACGGTACGTCTCGCGCTTTTACGAGTATGACAAGCCGTCGTGTCAGACGCTCGATCCGACGATCGTGAGCTGCAAGTACTTTGATCAACAGTTTGATCACTATGAGAACACCTCCGATTGGTACGACATTCCGACGCCGTACATGCAGTGCGTCATGGATTACCAGCGCTTCAACGAGTCGGTGTGCCGTTGGCTGTATGTGTTCATCGGGCGTCTGTGCTTTGACACGGGCGACATGGACAGCTGGCAGGTGATTCCCTTTCTCAAGGGTATCGCGCGCAGCGGCAAGTCGACCCTCATTACCAAGGTGTGCAAAAAGTTTTACGACACGGAGGATGTCCGGACGCTGTCGAACAATATCGAAAAGAAGTTTGGTCTTTGGTCGATCCACGACGGTTTCATGTTCATTTCACCAGAGGTCAAGGGTGACTTGGCGCTCGAGCAGGCGGAGTTTCAGTCGATGGTGTCCGGTGAGGATGTCTCGATCGCGCGCAAGAATGACAAGGCTCTGAGCATGACGTGGAATGTTCCTGGTATTTTGGCAGGCAACGAGGTGCCGGGCTATCGGGACAACTCGGGGTCGGTGCTGCGTCGTCTCGTGACGTGGAACTTTGCTCGTCAAGTGGCCAAGGCGGATCCGAAGCTGGACGAAAAGCTGGACAGTGAGATTCCAGCCATTGTGTGCAAGTGCATCCGGGCCTACCTCGAGTATTCCCAAAAGTACAACTGTGAGGACATCTGGAACGTCCTGCCTCAGTACTTCAAGGATGTCCAAGGCGATGTGGCCAAGCTTACAAATCCTCTGCAGCACTTTTTGTCGTCCGAGAAGATTGTCTACGGGCCGGACAAGTTTATGCCTCAGAAGCTGTTCATCTCGGCGTTCAACGCCCACTGCATCGAGAATATCCTCGGGCGCTGCAAGTTCAACCCGGACATTTACGCCGGGCCATTTTCGTCGCGCGAAATCGAGGTTCGGAACGACACGTGCATATACAACGGCACGGCGTACACGGCCCAGTCGGTCATATACGGCCTCGACGTTGTCGCCGGAGAGCTCGCAAACGGTGATGTCTAAAAAAATATTTCCGTATGGTATGAGCTCACCGACACGAGCCGCCGCAAAAAAGATTGTCGCAAATGCAATCGCAAAGGCGGTCAAACCAAATGCGATTGCACGCATCAAGAATATCATGCACAGAGTACGCGCACGCCGTGACCAAGGCATTGCGTACATGGCTCCGACCGGCGCGTATGCCCTGTCCGAACCTGTCATCACGGCTCGCACATTGAGCATCATGTACCCGTTTTCACGCCTGAGCATACCGGACAAGCTTCCGCGTGGGTTTGTGTCCATGGATGGACGCAGGGCGCTCAGTACTCTACCGATTGCCCGACTTACAAAAACGCACGGGTTTCTCGGTGACATCAGCCAGGTTAACCACTGGTATATAAAGACGACCAGCGGCTTTGCGATAATCCATCGTTCCGGGTCCATCCAGATCACGGCGAGTTCCGTAGGTCGGGTGGCCCAACAGCTCGAGACCATATGCCCGGGCGTTTCGGATGCGAACGTCATGAAAATCACAAAGTTTGATGCACGCATGTCGATAGGGCGCTATCTCATCCTCGAGAATCTCACACGGTACTTTCCGTCACACCTCGGTTCGGTTTTTTACGAACCTGAACTCGCAAACAGAGCCGAAGTGAAATGGAAGAGCCCCGCCATGATGCTCATTTTCTATAGATCCGGACAGGTTCAAATCATGGGCGCCTCGAAGCCAAAAGAGGCTGTGAATATCGTAAGCCGGATTATAGATGCGGTGACGCCACAACGCCTCTTTTCGCGCTTCGCGACGACTGATTTTGCTGGCCGACCGGTTATCGAAGTGAGGGCCGCGCCACGTGCGCCCCCGAGCAAAAACGAAAAGCTCGCAAAGCTCCGCAAAAACAAGCTCAATGCGCGTCATCGACTCGTGTCCGGGTACAATTATGTGCCGAACGCCGGTCAATATGTGCGTCCGGGCCCGAATCTTAAGCCACGCCTCTACAACATAAAGAACAACATGGGTCTGGTGACTGCCAAAATCAACAAGGCGTACAGGAATGCCGGCGTCAGCATGCCACAGTACGTCGCGAACATGGTGTTGGCCAACCCGCCTTTTATGATGGGCGCACCTGGTGCCAAGCGCGCCAAAAACTGGAACAATACACTGAACGGCCATTACATCCGGCCGGGCCCCGGCAAACAGCCCCACTTTTACAAAATCCCCAAGGATCTCAAGGCGGGATTCCAGACTGCCAAGAAAGCCTACAACGACGCAGGCATGAATGTGCCTCAGCGCGTCAAAAACATTTTTGGCGTCACCGGGGGCCAGGCGAGCGGCTCACCCGGCCGGGCGAACCACGTCGTCAGTGGCAACAAGGTGAATGGCCGCCAGTACTCACGTCTGACGGTCGATCAACTTGTAGCCATTGCGAGAAATCTCGGGAATGCCGGCGCCTCGAATCGCATGTCCAAGGCGAGCATATTTGAACGGATAAAGGGCCGCGCGACCGTAAAGTCAGCATCACCAGTTCGTGCAGCAAACGTAACAGTGAATGGACGTACCTACACATTCAGCAACGACCCGTTGAACCAGCGCATCATACGTAATGGGCGGAAACGCGTATTCAGTACACTGGACAAAGCAGAGCGGGAAGCAATCGCGCGCGCATACCTTGGAAACAACTACACCACCGTGAAAGCAAAGGACTGGTACAACGCCATGCGTGGGAAGAAACTGTACCCTAACGCCTGAGCGCGCTATTGGGCAATCTTGAGCACGTCAAACACCTTGTAGACCATGTTGTACAGCTCGTGGCGCGACTCCGGGACGCGGAGAAGCTCGAGCTCCACCTGATACTCCATCTCATTCTCAGAGTCGAGGTCATCGGTATCCCCGGACACGGCCGTCACGTCGATCCGGAGATCCTTGCGCAGAAACGACACGCGCTTCCGGTTGCGCACCTTGGTGTACTCCTCGTCATCCCGGTGCTCACACGGCATCTCGGTCGAGATGCCGAGCCGGATGTCAAACAACTCATTGTCGAGTGACATGTCATCGACAAGCACACGCTTCTTGACGACACAGGCCGTCATATCATCCTTGATGTTGTCATAGGTGGCCCGCTTCCCGCCGTCATAGTAAAAGTTGCTCGTGTCCGACTCTTCGACGCTCTCCCAGCCGTCGTAGCGCCGGAGGCGCCGAAGCACCTTGTCGTACGTATCCTTTGACACGTTCGTGTCAAAGGATCCGCGATTCATCTTGCCGAGCCGAATCTCAATCTCGACCGAGGGCTTGGACGCATTCTCGAGAATAAGGTTGGACCAACGATCGAAGAATCCCTCCATGGTGTCTGTACTTGATAGTCCTGAGTGCGTCTTCTTTAGCTACATAAAAGCTCGTGTTCTTTACATAGAAATGCCGAAAGGACTCGCGAACATCGGAAACACATGCTACATGAATTCGGCAATTCAGTGCCTGATTCATGTACCGGATCTTTCAAATCATCTTTTGAAGGAGGGCTACGACGGTCCCTGTGAGCTGACACGCGAGTACGCGAAGCTCGTCAAGGATCTGTGGCGAAACAAGGAATCGGCATATACGATCCCGCGCGATTTTCACACGGCGTTCACGCACAAGTACCCGTCGTTTGCCAACTTGCAGCCGCACGATGTTCAGGAGGTTCTTCTGAAACTGATTGACACGTTTGAGGAGTCGCTCGGCAAGGAGTTTGTCCGGGAGATTTTCAACGGCCGGGAGACCCAGGAGGTGACGTACCCCAAAGGTGTATCAAAAAAGGAGAATGACATTACGGCGATCGTCGTCATGCCCAAGGCGCAGAACCAGACGCTCGACGAGCTCATGAAGAATCGCGAGGGTCTAGATGCGTTTTCGGGCTATGTCGATGACGAAGGGAACACATGGAATGCGGCAGTGACTCGAACGTACATCACAAAGTTTCCGAGCACGCTCATCGTATCGTTCACACAATACGACGCCAAGTACACAGTTCGGGTCCCGGAGCGCTACGAAGGCTATGCACTGTATGGGCTTGTCGTCCATTACGGGTCGACGAACGGCGGGCATTACGCCGCCTACGCAAAGCACCGAGGCGTCTGGCGGTACATCGACGACGACACGATCATCGAGCGCGAGCCACCAGAGGCTGGTGAGTACTACGTCGCAATGTACAAAAAGATTCGCGAAAATTAATATATCCACAATTTATAAAATGCCAGTGATACCGTTGCGTCGCACTGCAAATGTGCGAGAGATACTGTAACTCGGAGAAATGTTTCTCGTGTCAAGTTTGTCTAGTAGTGCCACTGCGAGGCGCGGCATTATCTTCTGATCAAGTAGTATGTCGGCTAAGAAGGGTGCCGTCATTTCGCTATCGGAACCACTCATCGCACAGAAGATTACATCGGTCAACCCGCAGTGGTATTACACGTGGAGCGGCAAGGATGTTCCAGGTCTACAGATTCCGTATGTGCCTATGGCGTGGGGCAAGTCGTACATCCCCCCGAATCAGGGCATGCTCCCAGACGCACCGCTTCTCGGCTTTAACGAGCCTGACGGTGCCGCACAGTCGAATCTGACACCTCAGCAAGCAATCAGCCTGTGGCCGACAGTCACGGGGACCGGCAAACGCATCGGTAGTCCTGCGACGGCTGCGAACCCCGCCAAGCCTGGTTCGTGGCTCGAACAGTTTGTGGCGCTCGGCGGAACGTTTGATTTCGTGTGCGTCCACTGGTACGCTCCGCCCAACGCCAAGTCCTTCCTGGCACAGATTGACGCCATCTGGGCCAAGTTTCAGAAACCCATCTGGGTCACAGAGTTTGCTGTTGCCGATTGGTCGGGCAAGTTTCCAGGTGGGTATCCGGTCCAGCTCGTCGAGTCCTTTATGGAAGATGCGTGCGCTGGCCTCGACACGCGACCGTATGTCGAGCGGTACACATGGAAGACGCGCTCGACCGGCGACGTCGTCATGGGTACGAGCGCATTGTTCACGGATGACGGGACGCTCACCGCCCTCGGAACCATTTACGCCGCTCTCTGACATCACTTGCACACCGGCTGTCCGAAAAGTCCCAACTTTTTAAATACACACGCCTTTTTGTTTCCAGGCAGTGAGCTCAAACCGACAGAGCCGGCACGTGAGCGCACATTGACAGAGCTGCGCACGTTCCGAGGACGCACATTGACAGAACCGGCTCGTGAGCGCACGTTCCGAGGACGCACATTGGGTTGTGGAAGTGGTGCAGGCGTCATGCGGTTCTGACGGTTGAAGTACTGTTTCATCGCGTACGGATTGTTGATGATTTTCGCAGCGTATGGCGAGGATGATACAGTCATATTCACAATCGGTGCAAAACGTCTATGGACTGTCAGAAAGTTGTTCCGCTGGGAACCCTTGATTGTACCATTATTCACTCTGGGTTTTAGGTTGCGCACAAGGACCATGGCTGCTGCGTCGTAATTTTTCTTGTGCTTGTTGTATTTGGATGCCAAAAATATGATAGACTCGAGCTTCCGGAGCTTCTTATTAAAATTACCGTCCGAACCTTGATTCTGACGGTTGAAATATCGTTTCATCAAATTTGGATCATTGATGATTTTCTGGGCAAATGACGAAACCGCTCTCTCATTCACCACGGGACCAAATTTGTTGTAGAGCATCCGGAATCGGTTCTTCTGATTCCCCTGTATGGCGCCGCTGTTCACCTTGGGCTTTATACTCTTCGCGAGCAGCACGGCTGCCGCGTTGTAGTTTCTTTTGTGCTTATTGGCTGCCGCAGAAAGCGCGATAATCTTTTCAAGTTTTTGGATGTCACCACCACCACCTGAAAATAACCATGCCATATATGTACGACAGATTTTTTTACGCCTGTTCTATAAATTCAAGGAGGTTCCTAGGACCACCTGAATATTTCTTTCTGTATTCGTGAACCACGTTTGTACGTTGCAAGAGCAGAAAGACGTTGTAGATCCCAAAGTAGATGAGCGATTCGGGAATGTCGAGGTCGTGATGTCTGAAAAAGTATACTGGTTTGGCGTGAAGCAGGATCAACAGGAGTGCGACCCACGTGACTTGGAGGTCATATTGACGCATGACGAAAAACGTCACCCACATAAGATTGATGAGGATCAAAAAGAGTGGTGAGAACGGCACGAGTCCGAGAAGCCATAGACCGACGAGCGCCGCGACCCAGACTGAAAAGTTATTGTACAGCTTCATCTAAAGATGGCCCAACAAAATAAGTAATGGCGCTCAATTCTATTTCGGAACATATGAAGCGAGACATGAACGTAAACCTGGACTGTCTACGCGTTTTTACACCGTCGGCGCCAAAGATGCGCGTCGGGTGTCCAAATGGTGACGGTGGTTACGTCGTCATCGATGTACCGGACGCTAAGTATGACGTGCTGATTGCCGGTGGTGTGGCTGACCAGGTGGAGTTCGAGGACACCTTCCTCGAACGCTGGAAGGTGCCGTGTTATGCCTACGACGGGACGATCAATGCAAACTTTCCAAAGACGAGAAATCCCATCACATTCGTGAACAAGAACATCGGACCGGTTGAGACGGCGACCGAGACGAACATGCACCACCTCTTTGACGCACACGAGCGCATCTTTGTCAAGATGGATATCGAGGGTGCCGAGTACCCGTGGTTTCGCTCGCTCGACGACGCCAAGCTCAAGAAGATTGAACAGATGGTCGTTGAGCTCCATCCACCACACGACTTTTCTCAGATTATGCGTCTCGCCAAGACACACTGGCTGGTTCACGTCCACGCCAACAACTATGGTGGAATGTTTCAGGTGTCTGATAATATCGTGATGCCCAGGGTGTTCGAGTGCACGTTTGTCCGTAAGAAGGATGGCGAGCAGCTCGAGCTCAACACCCAGCCGTTCCCAACCGAGTTTGACCAGCCGAACACGCGCGACCGACCAGATTACAGGCTCGTCGGATACCCGTTCGTAAATTGTTGACTCTTTGTAGTATGAAGATTGCATTTTGCTCCATCTCAGATCGAGAGTCTATCAGGAGACTCTCGTGGCCGTTGATGGAGAGTTATTGCAAGCGTAATGGGTACGATTTTGTAACGCGATGCGAAATGATCTTGCAAGACCGACATCAGTCGTGGAGCAAAATTCCTTTTCTGCGAAGTTTGATTCAAGTGTATGACATTGTCATTTGGCTCGACGATGACATCATCCTGACTCAACCGGACCTTCGCATCGAAGATTTGATCAAACCTTTCATCGAATCTGAAAAAGTTTTTGCCGTCTCCGAAAACAATGTAACCCCCTTCAACTTTGGTCTCATTGTCGTGAAAAAGGGTGTCGATGACGTTTTGCGACAAATTGAAGCGGGTGTCACTGATGAAAATCGTTACGGGCTTTATTGGGAAGAGACTGCAGGTGAGACGCTGTACAATACATCCGAGGACTTTAAGCGCCAAGTGTACATCTATCCTCCAGGGATACTTCAAGGATTTCATGCAGCAAACTGCGATCGTCAGTACAAATGGATTCCGTCCTGTTTTTCTTTACATGCATCCGGTCTCCCACATGATTATCGGATCGCAAAAATTGTACAGACGTGGGACGAGCTCAGGTTAAAAACTAGGTTTTGTCTACACGAGTCGACGAACTCAAATGAATGAGCCATCAACCAACCAACAATGGATCCAGTCAAGTTTTCCGAAACGGCTGCCCGCTTCCGCGAGCACACCATTCGACTTCAGGAGGAGCGTCGCCACACACTCGTGACAACCTATGTGCCTTCGAGAGCACCCCCAGCAGAGGCGGCGGCGCTGGCGGTCAAGAAAAGGTCAGGACCGCAATGCAGTGCGCGCACACTCGAGGGGCGCCAGTGTCCCTTTGGCGCCGCTCCAGAGTGCTCAGGCTTTTGCAAGAAACATTTCTCGATGAAGTAATAATGATAGTGCAGGCGCTGATTATCAACGCGTTTCTGATCCTGGCAATTCCGCGCGTGATCTCTAGACCAATTGGTGTAAAGTTCATTGATGAGTTTGTCACCTACCTTCGTGCCCAACAAACGTTCCTCGTCTCTTCGTCCCTCTTGCTCGCGATTGTCTTGTACGGGACTCAGTACTGGCTCGATCACTCGGACGCGAGCGCCATGGATGGGCCAACCTCGCCGACCAAGTCCTTTGAGAAGGCGTGATCCCATGTCTTGATTTGACCCTCGGCACAGGTTCGCATGTGCCGAATGAGATCGTCCAGCTTTGGTTTTCCCCACATGAGATCCTTTGTAAACAAAAAGTCATTCTGGCCCACCGGGACGAGTTCGTCCGCATCGATGACGAATGGCGTCCGGACGTATTCCTTCAGGCCACCATACGACGTGATGATGACTGGCTTGTCGCGCAAAGCCGCCTCGACGGCTCCCATCCCGACCCCCTCGGAATGCGAACAGTTGATATAACAGTGACCGGCCCGATGGATGTCTTCGAGACTATCGTCATCCAGGAGACCGTTGATGACCACAACCCCAGGAAGCTTCCATCGAACCTCGGTGTGACACGTCGCCTTGATCACCAGGCGCGTCCCTGCCATTCCGAGACGCATGAAAGCCTCGAGGAGCATCTTGATGTTTTTGCGTGGATCCATGACGTTTCCGATGGTGTAAAATGTATACGCGTCGCTCATGGGGACGATGCTCCGAACCGGTCCGTCGTACACCTTTTGCCACAGATGAAGAACTCGCCAATCACCGTGCGGGAATTGTCTCGCAAAGACGTTTCGGCAAAACTCGCTCGCGACGTACAGCGTCTTGTAGCGATCGACAAGCTGCCCGTACACGGGGTGGACCGTCTCGGTTTCGCATATCGTCATGTACATCTTCTTTTTGCATCTAGCCATGAGGCTATCGATGATGCTCAGGTGTTGTTCGACCGGCAGGACGAATGCGAATCCGACGTCATACTCGATTTGACTGGGTGTGCTGCCAAACTGGCAATACTCTCCACCCATGAGTTGTGCATATCGGTTCGTCACCTGGCCGATACCAGCCAAGAGACTCGGGCCGATAAAGAGCCACGTAGACATTTAAATGCCAGAGTCTTGATTTTTTAAGCCAACATCATACGTTCCCCGACGTGTCGACTCGCACGTGCGATAACAGCACGCATCACGTCATCAACGTCCCCACCCATACAAAGTCCAACTTCGATGCCAATCCTGAAAGTTTCAAGAAGTTCGTCCCATAGTTTTTGAGACACTTCACTTGGCTTTTCAGTCTTGTGAAACGTGTCGACAACAATCTGGTCGAGGACCGAATAGTCACGAACATGTGTTCTCGTGTACGTCTTCACGGCATATCCAACATCGCGGTAGATCCCGTGAAACGTCGAATCGAGCATTTCTATAAACATCTTTATTTCATCAGTGCATCATTTCTTTACACAAAGATGCAACTAACGAGGAGGACAAAAATATTGTGTCAGATCACTGCACAAATAGTTTTTCCAGCTTGAGGTCGCGCTTAGCCTTTGCAAGATCCGACTTCATCGTGTCGTAATCACGCGCTGCATATTCCATAGACAGTTCAAAATGCATGGGTCGCATACTATTCTCAATCTCCTCGATACGTGTCTTTGGTTGTTTCGTCGGAGGCTTGTAAGCGTTGAAATTCTTACGATGGTGAATATAATTATCGTATGCATTCTTCTTCCCATCCTCGAGGCGAATAATATCAGTCTTGAGACCCTCCATCGTCTCGATATGTAGATCAGTCTTTTGCTGATCGGTCAAACGGTCATACTCACCAAGAGCAGCACCGATATGCTCATCGCACGCCTCCTTCAGTGCCGCGGCCGTGCCGGGACATTCGTCTCGGATCATGTCAAGCTCACGATGCGCTTCGCCTTCAAAGTAGTCGAGGACCGCCTGGCGTGCCGATGGCCATGGGTAATAGCCGTCATAGTCCGACTTGGTCGCTCGCCAGTTGCATCCGTCGGCACAGTAGACACGACCTTGTGCATCAAGAGCAAAGCCAATGCCCCAACCCATTACTCTACATACTAAACTCCTCTCTAAATCGAGTTCGCCTCGCGACCCTGGTATGAACGTTAATTCTGCGACTACATTATGTTGTGGCTCGGTCACATTGTGATCACCCGCCTTTGGTTCGGTCGTATGACCTTCCAGGATGCGATATGGAGCATCGCACCCGACATCCCGATGGCGCTCTTTCTGACACCATGGTCATACTCATGGTCTGAGATGCAGCACTGGATACTTTACAAAATTCTTTACAAGGTGCCACATTCGGTCGTGGCACTTACGTTTGTACCCCGAGCGTACCGGAAGATTTACGCGTTTCACATCATGTGTGACATTATGAGTCACACGGGTCAGTGGTCAATCCAGCCATTTTTTCCATTCGACATGACGCTCCATGGCGTTTGGGACCCCGTCGAATGGTCTTAGACCTCGAATACATCTTGTACCGGATCGAGAAAGACATTTGAGGCTATCTCAATCTCCCACATAGTCCCGATCGTCATAAACTCGGGACGGGACGGATTCAACTCGGGTTCAAAATGAATCGGGCGCCAATTCGGGAAATCCTTCACCGGACGCAGATTCTTCACCTGGTCGTCAATAAACATGTACAACTCAGAGGGTGAAAAGTCCTTGTAGGCGAGGCCGTTCGGCTTCAGATAATCGTGTTCGTGGATCCCGGTGTGATCGCCGATGGCGAGCGCGACTGGCATGGTCCACACCTTCGGTGCGTTCGAAAAAAGCTGCACCTTCCACTTTCCACGCTTAGCAATCTCATGGATAATCTCGGCATCCTGTTGAAACTCCGTCCCGGACAGAACCGACCACAGGTGATCGATGAGCTTGTGGTCATAAACCCGTGCGTCAAAATCCGACGCGTCAATCCCAAACGCCTTCTGGAGACCGAGCGCAGTGTGACCATACGTCTTCAGCAAGTATGTATTGAGCCGCTCAGGATTCTTGGATTGCGGAACCTTCGAGCGCAGATAGTGCGCGACATTGTCTCTGACGTGGCTGAGAAGGAGGCGATCCCGGACGAGCACTCCGTCGACATCCAGAAGCAGCGTCTTCGACATTGTACTCTAGAAGAGCCGTTCATTTTTAATATGCATTAGTAGCATGAGCCATAATAAAAATGTACTGATGCGCCTTCTGACGCCATACATGGATCCCAGGACCCTCGCGCGATTTGCTGCGACAAGTCGGAATGCGCGCACAATGTCTTCACCGAGACGACACGAATTCGACATTATAAAGAGACTCGTGCGCCGACGTCAAGCTATCATCAAGCACACACGTAGTCCAACGATGGGACGTCGTACGCGTATTAGCTCACCCCTTTATGAGAATCGCATGGAGGCGATTCGTCGTGTTCGTCAACCCCGTGATGCACGGGCTATGAAACTCAACAGACTTCGTCAGGCTGCCATCCGAGCTTATTTCAACTACCAGCAAGCGGGGACAAACGCCGCATGGAACCGGTTCGTGCGTATTCACATCAAATCGGGTGGACAAGCAAACATCAATCGCGAGGGGGCACGTCAGTTGATGAGAAGATGGGGTTAAGTGACGCGCTCCACCTTCAAGACTGGAAACTCGAACCACTCAAACTCGCCGTCAAATTCGCTAGGGAATGCGTGGAGCACTTCCGGCTCGATAAACTCGTTGAGCTCCTCCTTTTGGCCGCGAAACAAAGACTCTTGTCGGATTCGGTCAGCCCGCGCATCCGACAAGAGAATCAGACTCGTCACTTTGTCAAACGCAATCATAAACTTGGTGTCTCCACAATCTTCATCATCACAATGTTCCTCGGCAAATGTGTACGGCCGAAAATAAGTCATCCGGTACAACTTCTCTTCGGACTCTTTCTTTTGAAAAATCTTTTGGCACAACTCCATACCTTCTTTGTACTGTCCATCAGTCAAGGTTTCCTTGATCGAGTCGAGAAAATCTGAAATCGCGTGAGCCATACATATCGAGTGTCAGGCGTTTTTAAGCCATACAGACTTGACGACTTCGTTTGTTTTCTCGTCGCTGTCATACAGCCTGCGAATCTTCATAGGGACTTGCGAATAGAGGTGGGTGGGGTTTTTCGGGTCGATCAGTGCTTCAACCGGGATGCACCGAATGCGCGCCTGTGACAATGAAAAACATGGCCCCGGGACGAATACGACGAGCACGTCAAATTCACTCGAGGCATACTTGTCTCGTCCGGTGTCGCTCGCATTCTTTTGCCGACGGGTTACCTCCATGTGCCAACTGCTTGACCGAAACTTTGATTGATGGCGAACAACCGGTCCATCGTCAACTGTGACGCCATCGTACGGCAAACCAGTGACGTTACTAATCAGTCGACCAGTCTTTTGTGAGAGCCAGTCTGTCAGATAGACTTCAGCCCCCGGGGAGAGAATCTTACCTATGTCACAGGTTTGCTTCGGGTCGCTCACCGCCTGCACAAACCAGTTTCGCATGACGGACGGCTCAGACCCAAACCATTCAGTTGCGCTTTGCTCAGCATCCATAAAAAGTCATGTCAAAAAATCTTTAGCTTATGATATATGGAACAGTGGGTCGGAATCCTTCTCGGTCTCATTGTTGTCGTGGCACTCGTGGTGGCCTATATGTACCGGTCGAGCAACTTTGCAGTTGCACCCCCGAATGTAATCTCGAGCGGCCCAGCACCTGGTGCTCCGCTGACGGAGCCAACAGCCCCTGCCCCTGTAGCTCAGGCGCCAGCCCCGATGCCGGCAGTGAGCACGGCGTCAGCCCCAGAAGCCCCGATGGCGCCAGCCCCGATGGCGCCAGCCCCGATGGCGCCAGCCCCCATGGCGCCAGCCCCCATGGCGCCAGCCCCGATGGGGCAAGCCCCAGAAGCCTCGATGGCACAAGCTCCAGAAGCCTCGATGGCGTCCACGAGGATGCCTGCACTCATGGCGTCGCGGCTATCCACCACACCCGTCCCGCCAGCCTCGGCAGCCCCGCCAGCCTCGGCAGCCCCGCCAGCCTCAGCTCCGTCGACGTTCGGTGTGTCAACGTATGCACCGGAACCGATGTCCGGGGAGTTTGAGCCGGCCTACGAGAGTGAGTATGCCGAAATTGAGGATAATAAAGTTCAGGATACTCAGTAATGGACGTGAAACGCCTGGCGATGTTGTTGAAGCTTCGTAAAATTTCAGGGACGGTTGTCCATCACTGTGCGATCCTTCGCAAGTTGATGACAGAATCCGGTATCGATACAAAGATCGTCAAGGGGTTTTGTGTGAGCCCAGGCGAGGTCTGTGAGCACTATTGGGTCAGGACGATCGAGGAGGGTCTGGATATGGACATCGGTCTCGAGACTGCAAAGCTGTACACACCCGAGCTTGGAGACATGCGAACCATGCTTCTTGAGGAGATTCCGGTCGATCTCGCGAATGTCAAGGTGCTCAAGCAGGATGACAACGAACGGCTCTACGAGCTGTACCAGACAGATCCAAAAACATTTTGGAAGGAGGCGCCGATGGACGTCCGGACTTTTAAAAAATAGCACGGCCATACCATCAATGGAGAAGCTCAACCAGCAAATTCAGTTTGTGCGAAGCATCCCGACCAATAAGTGGGATTTCGGTAAGCAGCGTGAGCAGCGTGAGCTTGTTTACAAAGAGGGCTTGGCGCGCCTCGACAAGTTTCGTCGCGAGCTACAAGAAACCGAGGCCAAGTTTGTTTTGCGTGGGGTCCCCGAGCCTGAGCTCGAAAACTGGCGAGCCGGGCAGATGAATGAGCACATCCAACTCCTTGAACAAGTGATTACGCTCAAGGAAAACTACGAGTGGTGCCAGCTGTCTTTGCGCGACCTCCTCAATGAAAAGATTAGACTCTTGTCAGCCCAGGTAGAGGCGCAGAATCTGTGAAACATCCGAACGACAGTACGGGCACGTGGTGATAAATCGACTCGTGCACACCGAGCACCCGACGTGACCACATGGCACCAGGACCGAGTCGATGCTTCGGTCCAAGCACGTGAAGCACATGAAACGATTCATGTCATCCGATGACACGAAATTGATGACGTGTCTCAGAGCCCTAAAACGTTCGACCGTCTCCTCGTACTCCTTTTTGAGTTCGACGAGGCGTTCATCCTCGGTAAATTGATCGATGACCTCCTGTAGGCTATCCTTGTAGCGAGCCGCGTCGGTGTCCATGACGCTCAGAATCTCACTCAGGCGATCAATCTTTTTGCGTTTTTCGTCGTGCTCCTTGTTGACCCGCAGCAGCTGGTTGACCGTATCGATATACATCGCCTTGAGTTCTTTTATCGAGTCTTGAATCTTCTTGAGGTCATCAGGAAGTGTCTCTGGATCATAGTTTGTCGGGAGGTCGATGTTTCTGAGCAGGAGGAGCTTCGTATGGATGTCCAGGAGGATGTCCTCGTTCGGGTCGATGTCGGTGTAATTCATATAGACTAAAAATTAAAATATCCTTTATGTGTTAAATGGCACTCGCTGATCGTAACATGATTATCCTCATCACCTCGGCCTACCTGATGGTTTCGGCAGTCCGTGACCTGTACGACAAAAATCGCGGCGTTGCGCACCGCTCGACGTGGTTCACCGCCGTGATGCAGTTCATGCTCGCCATGGCGCTGCTGATTTTTGCCCGGGCCTAAGCTTTTTCTCAGGCTAGAGTAATGAACTCTCTGAACGCAAACAACAACAGTGGTCGTATGCTCGTTCGTGGTATGGTTGTGTTGATCCTCATGGCCATGTTCCTGTCGGGGGTGTTTCTCGTCGTCGAGGGGTTGAAGAATGATCCAGCAAGCGAGGAGAGCAAGAAATGGTTCGGGATGGGTCATATTATCGCCGCAACAATGTTGGCGATAGGTTATATTATTTCAGTATCACCTTAAAAACAATTCATGCATAATTAAAAATGGCTCACCTCATCGGACATGTCACGGGTGTGATTATTGAACGCGTTGATCAACTGAATGCAATCATGACGGACGTTGCAGACCTATGTGGTTTCAACGTCGTCGCCAAGGCTTTTCATCAGTTTGAGCCGATAGGTGCGACGGGCGTACTCGTCTTGGCCGAAAGCCACTTTTCGGCCCATACTTACCCCGAACATGATCTCGTGTATATTGATGTTTTTTGTTGCGCCAAGGGTTTTGTCCCGGATCAGTGCGCCAAAATTATCGAGCGCGAGTTCCAGGCGAAGGGCGCCACGTGGCAGGTAGTGAAGCGTCACAATTGCGAGTGACCGGGTGCCAGGCCCGACGAGAGTGCCTGGAAAAGATCAGGTGTATTTTGCGTTTTAAAGCCAACCGAGGTACGAATCCCGAGATTTTTTGCAGTTGTAATGGTGTCCTGATTCGCCCCCAGATACACGAAAGACCATCCGTCCGTCTTTTCGCGAATCTCAATCAGATCTTTGATATGCTCGGACGTGTACTTGACCGAGGAGTTTTCATCGCCGTCCGTCAGGATGATGACCATCGTGTCGTTCGGCAGGTTCATCTTCAAGACGTGGCCAATTGCATCCAGGAGAGCCGTCGCCCCACGTGGCACAAACGTGTCGCGATCAAGCGGCTTGACGTCGGCGATCGGAGTATTCTCATAGACAGTTATAATCTCGTGATCGAAAAGGACGAGGGTCATTGTTCCACCCTGCTCCTTTTGGGCATCAATAAATGTATTGTAACCTCCGATGGTGTCGTCGCGGCACACATCCATAGAACCAGAGCGGTCGAGCACGAAAACACGAGAAGCCATGGTAAACATACAACCATTATTTTTATCTCAACAGTCCCTAGAAGTCCCGACTTCTGGATGGTCTATATCGTAAACTTGACAAAAGTACGCCAGGCTTACGGTCTATGGACCCACATGTTTCCGACCATACGGCCATTTTACGCCGTGAAATGCTGTCCGGACCCACTTGTGGTCCAGACGCTCTTCAGCTGCGGAGCGGCATTTGACTGTGCCAGCCCAGCCGAAGTGAATCTTGTCCTTGATGAAGTTCAAGCGACTACACAGGACATCATATACGCAAATCCGTGTAAGCGCCCGGAAGACATCCAGAGTGTCTACGAGCGTGGGGTTCGTCGAACGACGTTCGACAGCGTCTGCGAAATTCAGAAAATCTTCCATCAGGGTGCATCCAACATGGAATTGGTCCTTCGCATCAAGGCGGATGATCCAAAAGCCAGGTGCCCGATGGGTAATAAATTTGGCGCAAACGAAGAAGACTGGGGCGAACTTGCCGCCCAAGCGAAAATCCTTGGACTCAAAATTATAGGAGTTAGTTTTCACGTAGGTTCTTTTGCCAATTCGGCTGATGCTCACGCGCTCGCGATTGCCAAGGCGCGCCGTGCATTCACGGTCCTCAAAACGTTTGGGCACACCCCGACACTGCTCGACATCGGTGGCGGGTTTTCATCCGAGACCCTCGATTCGATCCTTCCAGCCTCGATCGAAATCAACCAAGCCATTAAAGCGCATGGGTTTGAGAACGTCGAGGTTATAGCCGAGCCGGGCCGCTTTTTCATCGAGCACGCCATCGAGCTCAAAACAAAGGTTGTCGGGGTCAAACCGGGCTCGGTGACGATCGACGACTCGCTCTACGGTGCATTCAATTGTATCCTGATGGATCACGCCACACCAGTGCCACTCAAAGAAGCCATGGGGGGCTACAAAACATTCACGGTGTTTGGATGCACATGTGACGGCGCCGACACCATCGGCGAATTTCAGCTCCCAGAGAATATATGGGTCGGCGATGTGCTGACGTGGCCTCGCATGGGGGCGTACACGTTGGCCGCCACGACCAACTTTAACGGTCTGCCTTTTAATTCTCGTGAGAGGAAGTATATATGGACGTAGCCCTCTCGGTCGTCGGCTCGCTCCTCAGAACAGACCCCCCTCGGAACATCGTCAGCGTCCTCAGACATATCAAAGCCACACTGACAGCCATCAAAGACAAGACGATTCCGCCACGGGCGTTGCTTCGCAAGATTTCCCCGATGCTCCCAGAATCATTTCAACCATCCGTCATGAAGCTTCTTCAGGATGACGAGCTCTTCGAGCACATATGGGATGACATCGTCTGGAGAGATTCGCCGAAAATTCGGTGTTTTTGTTTCTGAATAACTCGTAGATGGCACCGCAGGTGATCTTCACGTGCTTTGCCGGCCGAGAACGATATCTCAAGGCGCTCATTCCGTACATCAAACGTCTCGCGGTCGACGAGGTTCACATATGGGACTACACCCGAAACGAAAGTGATGCACGGTATCTTAAAGAGGCATGCACGGACTTTAAGATTTTTTCAGTCACCGACAAATCAAACTATGGTGAGTACTACAAGTACTACACAAGTGAGCGGTTCCCAGACCCACTCACCGTCATTGTCAAATGTGATGATGACATCGTCTTCATAGACACATCGGTGTTCGATGAATTTATAAAGGCGAGACGGCTTGATACCGATGCAGTTCTCATGTCACCGGCCGTGATCAACAATCCAGTGTGTGGTGTGATTCAAAGTCAACGGGGTGTGCTCCCAGGACTTAAACGAACGGATTGTGGAATGAACGCGTCATCTGCAAACAAGATTCATAAACAATTTCTCAAAAATCCGAGGCGATTCATCACCGAATGTCGCAAGACGAACCGGTTCAGCGAGCTTCCAACAGAAGCCCAGTACCGCTTCAACATCAACTTTATCGCGGTGCTCGCCAAAGATCTCGACATTCTGTTTCAGAATGAATTTGTCGCGATCGATGACGAACAGTTTCTCGGCATCACCGCCCCAATGTTTTACAAGCGAAACATCGTGATCGATCTTCACTTTATCGTGTGTCACATGGCATTCACATCTCAGCGTGAGCAGGGCTACGACGAGACCCGCCACCTCGAAAAATATTATGCGCTCCTATCATAATGACCTTTGCATTATTTAGCCCCGCCTCTAATTCCATGAACAAGATGAACAGCAACGCCCTGCTCGCCAAGCTCCGTCAGCACGACCGTAGAAATCAGTACGGGAATGCTACGCGTACAATGAAGGTGTTGAACACGCGTTACCTTCAGGGCAAGCTGAGCGCCAATCAGGCATCCGAGCTGCTACGCATCGCCACTCAACTTGCCAGGAAAACCTAAGTGCGCTTGAATAGGAGGAACAGCGCCGTGATGAACACCAGCGCCACAAGAACCATAATCGTCCGATCCTTCTCGGACGTCTTTGTACAGCGGGTTGACCAATACCGAAGCGCCTTTTCGTAAGGAATCTCGGGTTTGTTCAGCTGCGAATTGACGAGGTTGTGCAGATCGACCGTCCATCTGAAGAGATCGGCCGTGTCTGGTGGGAGCATATCGAGATTCTCACGCAAGTGCTTGCCGCACTGGGCACATGGTAGAATGTCGGGCATGGATTCATAAAATCGAATATACGCCTGGGCTTTATCCTCCGGGAGTTCCTTCCCGGCGCTCAGAGCCGTCATATGAATCACGGACCAAAAGTAGGGTCCAAACACAGTCGGACAGATTCCCATTTAACTATTGCCGATAGAATTTGTTGAATCGATGAGCGCAAATATGGGCCGGATGGCATCAGCGCACGCGCGAGCCACCTCGCGATGCTCCTTCTGGGTGCCATTCGCGCTCCTGAGACCGATGTAATGGATCCACGAGCGAAGCGTCCCGTTCACGTACAGACGCGATCGCGTCATCCCCTCCGGAAGAACCACCCGGGCCTGCTCCTTGGCGATACCGTTGTTGATCGCCCACATGTACGCCGTCCGAGCCGCATCACCCACCTCATCCTGCATGTGAATCCATTGTTGCGAAAGGATCCGGTCATTCGATTCGGTGCTATTCTGACGATTCCGATTGTCTTGCATGCGCGCCTCCCGAAACTCAAAGGTGGTGTCAGCCCTCGCGTAACGCTGACTAAACTCCTGGAACGAAAAGGAGCGATGCCGAAGAATCTGCCGAGCAATGTCACGGGTTGTCTCAATCTCCAGACAAATGTTCACCATCTCGAATGGCGACCAATGTTTGTTCCGCATCAGATAGTCGACGAGCTGTTCATTTCGCTCCATGAGCGTCTGATTCTCGGGGTTTGAGACCCGAGCCGCATAGGCCACCTGCTCGATCAACGACTTGTTATCCGGTGTTGTCGACCATGAAATCAACTTTGCACCCATTGTTACTAAAGAGAACGTACACCTTATTTGACATGGAACATGGCGTCTTGAAGCACGCCGACATCGACACACGACGAGCCCTCGGGGTATACCGGCGGCTCCCAAAAAGCGAGTTTGTTCCTCGGCCGATACCCCCCGTTTCATTCAGGTATTGGCCGGAGAAGAAGACTATAGTCTACACTGATTTCTCACCGGATTGTTATGAAATGACCATCTATCATGACATAACTCGTCAGGGTGAGAGCTGGTCACCATGTGAGATTTCGAGCATTTGGTTGAATAACCGAGGTGAATACGACTATTCGTTTACTTATGCAGACACTCCATTTTATTTTGCGGGCAAACCATTTGTGGTGCGAACACCTTTGACATAAAGTTTAGAATCATTCCAAATCCCATGAGCAGTCCAAACTTGTGGACAGACGTCTTGACGACATCGTCAGGGTCACGGACGGAGATTGAGATATGAGGCATGATTCATAGACCGGTATATCTTTTATCAAGATTTTGCAAAGATTGCGGCTAGTACAGCGAGTACAACAACTCCGATGACTACCCACCACCACCAGTTACTCTTCTCTTCAGTTTTAGCCGTCGATGTAGGAGCGGCGGAGGCTGGTACATCATATACTTCAGGATATACTCCAGGGAACTGAGCAAAAACGCCACGCACTGGTTGATCGAGTGGTCCGCTATTAAACGAGCTGGGAATATTTCCCATGGTACTAATAGATGCATACAAAAGTTTTGATATTACTGGGACTCGCGTGCTTGTGTATCATGGTGTTGATCAGACGACGTGATTTTTTTGCGAGTCAGGATCTATCAAATACGATTCCATTCACTGATACAACGACTGCGGTTTTCGCGATGCTCAGCCAAATGGAACTTCTTCTGAATGAACTGAGTAAAAATCAGGTTTATCCTTCAGCAAATGCCCTCGTGTCGGCGATGGGTTCGTCGTATCCGATGTATTCATCCGATACAGAAATCGAAGAGCTATTCGCTAAAGCGTACACGGACGGTGAAGCAACCCTCTCAGAACGAGACCGTTTGCTTCTACGTGAGATTGTATTTTACAACAGTCTTGTATGGGAAGCGATTGGTAGACCCATTACATATACATCAGACGGGTCCGGTGTACCGGATTTTGCGAGTACGACCATTTCCGAATCGAACAAGTCTGTTCGGGAGTTTTTGTTTTCCGTCATAAAAAACGATTACAACAATATATTACCATCAAGATTCTCTCGTATTGCTGACCAGGATAATTACAAAATGGATACGGATACTGACCAACAGCGGGTGCTTTGGATCATACGAGCGATGACGATACCCGTAGCCTATATAAAGTGGCTTTCTGAAAATAAGTGGAAACTCGACATGACGTGGAAGCCTGCCACGTGCCCCGCCTCAGTGACACGCACACCGACTCGTATCACGACAGTCCCAGGTAATCTTTCATTCGGCCCCGGTACATACACCATGAGTCAACTCGGAAATCCGACAAGTCTGAGTTTGACGGCACCCATAAAAGTGGTTGTGTACACATCAGGTGGTTCCTCTACTCGTAACATTGAAAATTCTTTCGGGTGCCGTGGAGTCGATGGCGCTATAGATCAACTGTCAGGTGCAACGAGTATCGTGGTTTCCTAGAGATTATGTTTGTTTTGTATGCATGGAGAGCTGCATCTTGCGGCACGCCGACATTGACACCCGTCGGGCGCTCGGTGTCTACGAGAAGGTGAAGATCCCGGACATCACATTGGCACGCTGGTCCGTCAATGGATTTTGGGCCGAGTACAAGAAAGATCAATTCAAGATTCTCTGGCTGTTCAAGTACGGCTTTGCTCACTTTGAGAATACACGGACACGCGTCACCCGAAAGATGGATGTCTTTGAAACCATGAAGGTGGTTCGTGAGCAGACGAATGCAGAAGGCCGACTCACCCGCCACACCATCTTCGTCCATCCAGATTACATAAAATCGTGAAACGCCAAAGAAGCATGAAGGTAATCACGTCGGACAACATGACTATGGAGTTTGACCATTCCCAGAGTAGGATCCTTACGGATCTCATCGATGATACATCGGCTGGAGAAGCGCCCGTACCGTTTGACTCTGCAACGGTCGCCAAAGTGGCCCACTGGATGGGGATCTCGGATGACCCCGAGGAGAATTGGGAGACGCTCAAGGCGATGGCCCAAGCGACTGATTTTCTCAACATGCCCGAACTCATGGATCGGACGTGTCGCCGCATGGCCAATGAGCTCAAGGGGCGCCCACCCGAGCAAATTCGCCAGATGATGTCTTAAAAAATTCGAGTGCATGCTAAATATGCAGTATGAAAAGCTCACGCACGTCGAGCACATCTTGAAACGACCAGATTCGTACATTGGATCGGTCGTCCCAGATGTGGTCGATACATGGAAACTCCAAGACGACAAGTTTGAGCGGACCCAAGTGACGATCGCACCCGGTCTCGTGAAGATTTTCGATGAAATTCTGGTCAATGCGATTGACCAACACACCTTGCACCCCAAAAAGGTGACCCGGATCGACGTGTCATGGGATGAGACGTCTGTCACGGTTCGCAACAACGGCGACGGCATCCCCATCAAGATGCACGACAAGGAGAAGGTTTGGTTGCCCGAGCTCATTTTCGGCCACCTGCTCACCTCGTCCAATTACGATGACACCAAGGAGCGGACGACCGGTGGTCGCAACGGTTACGGCGCCAAGCTCACGAATGTCTTTTCAAAGGATTTTACGGTCCGAGTTGTGTCGGGCGGCAAGCGTTACACCCAAGAGTGGCACAATAACATGTCGCAGATGTCCGAACCGGATATTAAGGAATTCAAGGGGGCGAGCGGCGTCGAGGTGACTTTCCGTGCCGATCCGTCAAAGTTTGGCGGCGCTCACACTGAGGCGTTCCGTACCGTGATCACCCGACGTGTATGGGACACGGCCGCTTGGTGTACCAAGGCGCACGTCTACCTGAACGGCACGAGGATCAACGTGCCTTCGTTTGAAGGCTATGCCAAGATGCACACGGGCGGTGTGACGGTGGCACTCGGCCAGGATATCGTCGTGGCGCATACCGACACGGGAAAGTTTGAGCACGTCTCGTACGTGAATGGAATTGCGACGACGCAGGGTGGGACGCATATCGATCGCTTCGTGAACCAGCTCGTGGCGGCCCTGCCAATCAAGGAGATTCGACCGGCTCAGATCAAGGCGTCGCTCTTTGTCTTCATGAAGGCGACGCGCGACCGGCCGACGTTTTCGAGCCAGACCAAGACGGAGTGCACCACCAAAGACACGACCGAGTACACATTCAAGCCCGCGAGCATCAAGGCGGTCATGGCGTGCGGACTCGCCGATGACGTGGCGGCTCTCCAGCTTGCCAAGAATGAAAAGGAGCTGAAGAAGACGGATGGCGCCAAAAAGTCGCGCGTGCTTGGTATTCCGAAGCTTGACGATGCCAATTGGGCCGGGACGCACAAGAGTCACGAGTGCACCCTCATCGTGACGGAGGGTGACTCGGCCAAGACGCTCGCGGTTGCGGGTCTCAGCGTCGTCGGCCGTAACGCCTATGGTGTCTTTCCACTGCGAGGCAAGCCGCGAAACGTACGTGACGCAAGTGTGAAACAGCTTACCGATAATCAAGAGTTTTCGGATCTCAAAAAGATTCTCGGGCTGCAGCACGGTCGGACCTACACGTCGCTTCGGGCGCTCAGGTATGGCCGCCTGATGATCATGACCGACGCGGACTTGGACGGAAGCCACATCAAGGGGTTGGTCCTGAATATGATTCATCACTTTTGGCCCGAGCTGATCCAACTCGGGTTTGTGGTGTCGATGGTGACGCCGGTGATCAAGGCGGGCAAGGATTGGTTTTTCACCGAGGCGGCGTACCACGCATCCGGGAATCGGAGCAGCCAAATCAAGTACTACAAGGGTCTCGGGACGTCGACGAGCGCCGAGGCCAAGGAGTACTTCAAGATGATTGATCGTCTGACGGTCAAGTTTGAGCGCGACGATCAGACGGACGAGTCGATGACGCTCGCTTTTGCCAAGCCGATGGCCGATGCACGCAAAGAATGGCTGGTCGGACATATGGAGACGCCGCCACCCGGTGTCCCGTACGGCAACGTGAAGAGCCTGGCGGTGACCGAGTTTATCCGACGCGACATGGCCAACTTTAGCGCGGAGGATATTCACCGAAGCATCCCACACATGATGGATGGCCTCAAGCCGAGTCAGCGCAAGGTGATTTACGCATGCCTCAAGCGTGGTCTGACGACCGACATGAAGGTGGCCCAGCTCGCCGGCTATGTCGCCGAGCACACCGCCTACCACCACGGCGAGGCGAGCCTCCAGGGAACGATTGTTGGCCTGGCTCAGAATTTCGTCGGGTCAAACAACCTCAACATACTCGAGCCGAGTGGCCAGTTTGGCACGCGACTGATGGGCGGCAAGGACTGTGCGAGTTCCAGGTATATTTTCACGCGCTTGGCGCCTCAGACGTCCAAGATTTTCGACTCGAGGGACGACCCGGTGCTCAAGTACGTCAAGGAGGATGGTCAGCAGGTGGAGCCCGAGTGGTACGCACCGGTTGTGCCGATGGTGCTCGTGAATGGCGCCGAGGGTATCGGAACGGGGTTTTCATCCTACGTTCCACCGTACAAACTCGAGGATATCGTGACGAACATCCGCAAGGCGTTCCGCGGTGAGGCGATGGTTCCGATGATTCCGCACTTCAAGGGATTCACTGGGACGGTGACGAAGAAGAGTGATCACACGTGGGTTCTTTCGGGTGTGGTGGCCAAGGAGGGGAGCGCATGGGTCGTGTCGGACTTGCCACCCGGTAAATGGATCCAGGATTACAAGGAGCATCTCGACGACCTCATGGAGAAGGGGACGATTCAAAAGTATGAGAATCATTCGACAGAGACAAAGCCGCACTTTCGGGTTTGGTGTGAGGAGCAGCCCGAGGTGACCAAGGCGGTCCACACGTCGAACATGTACCTGCTGACACCCAAAGGGATTAAAAAGTACGCCAGCCCAGAGGAGATTCTGTGCGACTATCTCGAGGTTCGCACGAGTGTCTATGCGCGCCGCAAGGCGTACATGCTCAAGAAATTGGCGGCCGAAAAGGCGACGCTCGAACTCAAGGCGCGCTTCATCACGGACGTCATCGAGGATCGACTGGTTGTTTTTCGGCGCGAACGCGGTGAGCTCGAGACGGACATGGAGCATCGCGGCTACCCGAAGGATCTTCTGCACACGAAAACGTACGAGTATACACGCGACGAGGTGGCGAAGCTCCGTGGTCGGATCCAAGACTACCAGCGCGAGCTCAGTGATCTACAGGCGTCGAGTGTGGCTGATTTATGGGAACAAAATCTACGCGCATTGTAGATGGCGACATCGATTCGGGGATTTTATGGCCCGTCGAGCGTCGCCGATGGATCATTCATGGTCTACCTGACTGAAAAGACGACGTTGCCTATCGACAAGGGGTGGACTATTTCGGAACTACCTGGCATTACCGGTAATGTCTATATCCAGACGTACAACTCGAATGTGTACGGTGACGTGGTGGTGAATCCTGGACCACCAGCCATTTCCTTTCCGTACGTCTCGAATGCTGTTGTGTTTGCCGATACACCGAACGCGGTCAACGTACCGAGCTCGATTGTCCGGATCACTTTGTCGCCGCCGACGAGCAACGCCACAGCCAACACCGCAAATGCAACCACGTCATTCGGTCTTTATGACCCACGACTCTACGATTCGTCAAATATTGTTGGCGACGAGGCATTGCTTCGGGAACTCAACTCGAACGTCGCGACGAGTGAAGGAACAAACTTTTTTACGACGGTGACTGACCGGGGCGCTGGTCTGGGGGGACTGATTTCACTCGCGGCGGTTGGCGGCCAAGAAAAGTACGTTTTTGGCGGTCAATCACACTGGCTTCCTCACACCAGACAGACGACGCCGTTCCAAATGTCCTATCGCCAGACGCGTAACATCACCGTGACGGGCCAGATGCTTGGGAATTCGGTTCAGTTTCCTATTCGTACTCGGGACGCCAAGGATCTTATTTCGAACATGTATCTCAAGTGTACTCTTCCGGCCCTTCAATCCGATTATTCATACTGCGAACTCGTAGGTCGGGCCATTTTAAAGAGCGTCGAGATTATCATCGACGGTGTGTCGTACGATCTTTTGACGGACGACTGGTACGTGATTCACGACCAGCTGTTACTAGATGCTGATCAGAAACTGACGTACTACCAAATGCTCAACGCAGGATATACAGAAAACCAACCCGTTCCGGCATCTTCACCGATCGACCTGATGATACCACTCGACCTCTTTTTTTGTCGGGGCAAACAAAAAGACAATCACTATCTCCTTCCAGTATGTGCACTCATGGATGCCAACATCATCATCCGAATCACATTCAATCCTTCTCAATGGATCACAAACGCACCGACCGATTCTTCTGGAAATCTTGTCGACGTTTCAAATGTATACCTCTTGCTCGAAGAGGTTTCGCTCTCTACACCCGAACGTCTTTATTTCATAAACAAGAAGCACACGTTCAATATTCCACAGGTGTGGAAGGAGGCTATCCAAAAGTTCACATCCGGTCAGGTGCGCGTCAACTTTACGCCAAACTTTCACATTTTGATGATGGCATGGTTCATCCGAAACAAGAGCTACGAGGCGAACACGGTCACTGTACCACCCACACCCGGTCTGGTGGCTTCACCACCCGACGTGTCTTCTCTCCGGTACACGTACGGCTATACCACAAAGTACAACTCGGCGTCAACCCCCGTGACGTTTTTCAACGGCACGACGGTGAATTTCATCAACGTCATCAAATCGGCGACTCTTTATATCAACAATAACAACATCCTTTCAGACTTTCCTGGATCGTTGTACTATTCATATAAACAACCGGTTGACCATGGTCTGTCTATTCCGACCAAAGATATTTACGTCTACAATTTCGCCAAGAACTCACGAACCTTGACTGGTGGTCTCGATTTCAGTACGCTGAATTACAGTACGTCCCATCTCGACATGATTTTCGAGGAAGCTTATGCGTCACAGATTACGGCTCAGTACAACCTGAACATGTACTACTATGGGTATCGTACGGTTCAAATTTCGGACGGCAAGATTTCTTACGTCTGATTGTACAAACCGACATAGCCTTTTCCGTTATTCACGGCGTAGGCCCCGACGGCCACTCTGGTGCCGTCGTGACTGGCGCTGAGCGCCGATCCGAACCGTGAGTCTACCGCACCCGTCTCATTTTGAATGACATTTGCGGAACTCCACACCCCTCCCGAATATGTATAGGCTGCTGCATAGCCTGCGATCGAAGCCCCGACGATCGCCGTGTCACCGTTATTCGTCAGTGTCACGGCGCTTCCAAATTGTGCACCCGTACCAGCCTCGCTCACGAGCTGGACAGGCGACCCCCATGAGCCACCGCTGTAGCGGTAGACGGCCGCGTATTCGTTGTTCGGTGCACCGACGATGACGGTATCACCCGTCGGTGCCATGTAGACTGACCAACCGAAATTGACCGATGCCGGGAGGCTGGTCGAAAGCTCGACTGCCGGGTCCCAATAAAAACCGTTAAAGGTGTACACGGCGGCATATCTGGCGTTCGGTGCACCCACGACCGCCGTGTTTCCATCCGCACTGACCGAGACGGAGTACCCGAAGAATGCCACTGGACTGGTGGCCGTGCTCCCGAGCGGTATCTCAGGGCCCCACACGCCACCCACCTTTTTGAAAGCGCACGCATAGCCGACGAGACCAAACGCGCGCGGCGCACCGACGACCGCCGTATCACCGGCACCGTTGATCGCGACCGACCATCCGTATGTGAAATCAGTGTAAGAACTCAGAAGAGGTGTGTCATTCCAATTCGCCCCGTCGTATTCGTAGACTGACGCGTACCCGACACCTCCGTTGGCTGCCGGAGTTCCTGCGAGGATCGTCGTTCCGTCGTCGGTGATGTCGACCGAATATCCAAAATATGAATTGGGTCCGAGCGCCGAAAAGAGCTGACTTCCAGTATCCCATGTCGTCCCGTCGTACGAGTACACGATGACCGTGCCTGTGTTCTGATTCGTTCCGGCCGCTCCAACAACCATGTGTGTACCGTCGTCATTCAAAGCGAGCGACTGACCATAATAAAGGTACGTCGAACTCGGGCCGAAGAGTCTATCGAATGTATAGAGCGGGGCGGGCGGCGGAGACGGAAAGATATACGGGATAATTTCATCGGAGGCGTACGACGGTCTGCCAGCCTCGATGTACGGGTACACGACCTGGCCATCACCTTTATGGACACAAAAGATGTTGTACGAATGGGCATAGATCCGTATGGATCGCCAGACGTTTGACGGCGTCAAAGACAAGATGTGGCGCTGGTGCGTCACGGCGGACATGTTCAGTGAGCCATTTTCTTGGGGGCTTTCCGGATCGAGTTCGAAGGAGTACGAATAATAGTTTCGTTTCGTCTTGCGGGTGTGACCAGACATGAATGTCAAGAATTGGGGTGTACCGATATCCTCGGTGATGATCTCGTCGTTGTCGAGCAACAGCCTCAGCGTCACAAGGTCGTTCGAGTAGTTGTAGACGTTCGCCGTGTACTGATCCTCCTGGATAATCCAAAAAAGCTCCTTGACCATGTTGACAAACGTTGTGTCACACGTAAATTCCGTCAGCGTGTTGGGAATTTTAAATTCGGTTCTTTGGAACGTCCTGGGAACATAGCATATTCTGTTCGACTGGAGGTAGTCCCTTTCAGCCTTGGATACGTAGACGTAATCGACGTAGAGCGCCATGTTTACCGGGGCTGTGTACGATACACCGTATGCAAAGTACGATGACGGTTGAAAAACAAGTCGGAGCGTTGGAGGTTCGTCAAGTGCACACAACGGAAGTTTCACGGTGAAAGGAAACTGGATAAAATACGAAATGAGATTACTGGTCGTCTGTGTACCGACCAGATTCGAAAAACCACCTTGTTTCGCCTCTGGGATAGTCACATCTCCGAGGATAAACATCGTCTCACCGTAGTGTCGCTCGATCAATCTGTCCTTGTACAAGAGTTCGACCCGATCAATCATCGCCGTACCGGTCGATTTTTGAACGAGCGTCGACAGATAGGTTGTCACACCATCTACTGATACCTGATTGGTATTGGTCGGAAAATCGTTTGGCCAATCGACTCGGAGCGTCACCGTGTCGATGACATCACCACCCGCCTTGGCGAGCATGATTGAAATGTCATCGCCAAAATGAACGTCCTTGTCGAATTGAAGTCGGATGCTCTGCCGAGCAAACTGCGCTGGTGGCGACATCTAATATCTAGCCGACATAAATTTGAGCAACAACGTCGACGTTCCAGCGACCAGCGACGCTCGTCATGTCGTACCATCCCGGTGAGTTGAAAAGCAGGCCGGCCATCCCGTCTTTGACCCGAAGAACGTTGTAATTTCTCGTGTAGATCCGAGTGAATGCGTTTGTCTTGTCATTCTTCACAATGGGATACACTATGTTGACATCCCGGATGCGCGAAAAATTGACTGTACCACTGGGCATTACGGATTCCGGATCGAAAGCAAACGAAAGAAAGGATACGTTCCGCTGAGGCATTGTTGTGTGATATCGCATCGGCTCAAATATCCAGGTTGTGTAATCGAATGCCGACTCATTGTTGAAAAAGAGTCGGATCGTCGGTGCTTGTGGGGTGTACTGATACGGCGCGAGTGCAATTTGGTCCTTGACACCCTGAATATCAAATGGGTTCTTTGGCAGTTCCTGGTTCACTATGAACATTTCTTTGACTGGGCCACTCGAAACAGATTTTATGTCAATCGCACTCTCAATTGACTGACTGAGCGAAGTCTGTGTGATAAAGTACTCGCTCGGAAGTTTCGTCCCCTCGGGGAGCTTGTCATATTTTACGATGAGCGAGGCATCCACGAGCGTCGGGTTAACGACCGGTGACGTATCGTACCGCAGGATGAACGCCGGGACACTGGCATTCGATGTCGGCTCGATGATCCCAGACGTAAACGGGAGATAAAACAGGAAACGTCCGTCGTACACCATCGGACCGACCGTCATCGCATAGCCGTACGGATTTGGAATTTGGAAATCTGCACCGGTGCCAATACCAGTACTGTAATTGTTCCATGTATACGAGAGATTCGATGTAAAGTCCATCGTCGTGTCGTATTGCATGATAACGGTCGAAAGGTATGATGTGAGATGGATGTACCGGCCATCGAACAACGCTTCTTTGATGGCTGGGTCGGTCGTCGGCGTCATCATCTGGTTGATGAGCCCCATCGAGGCTGTGTAAAATCCACCATTCGATGGATTTACCCAGTTGTACGCCTGCCAAGTGTCCGTCTTGGTGTTGTACCGGATCCAATAGTCGGTCCCGGCGTTCACCGGGTCGCCGACCGCCAAGCTCTCAGTCAGTGTCACGTCCGTGAACCAGTAGATGTACGTCCCGTCAAAGACCGAGAATGAAAAGTTTTGCTGGGCGATGCCGAGCAAGGCGCTGTAGTCGTATGATGACCATGTGTTTGCACCAGTGTCGTAATTGTACACAAACGGAAGTTGGTATTTGTCTACATACCATATGAACCTACCGTCAAACACAGGTTGGACTGAAAAGTTCACATCGAACATTCCATCCGGTATGAGGTTCGATGTGGCATAGTTTGTCGTGTTGAATTTGAAGACGTTCGAGTACTGTGGCCCGGCATACGAATCATTGACCGTCGAAGTCACATACAGGTTCGTCCCGTCAGTCCCGAGCGTATACGTTGAAACCGGGTAATAAAAACCGAGCGGTGCCCCCATTGGAATTGCCGGAACGGTCACGAGGTTGTAAAACGGAATCGGTGTACCTGGGTAAAGATCCGGTGTATTTGTCGGTGCGAGGAATGTGAGCGTGACATAAGTGCCCGTCACATCGACCACAATACCAAACACCGTCTTTGAGAGCGCGACGAGCTGGTTGAGCTGTATGCCCGTCACATCCATGAATTCAATCGTGAGCGTCGTGGCACCCACCTGGGCCGCGACGAGCGATGCGACAATTCGCACAAACTGAATCCCGGCTGGAATGAATACCAGTGTCACATAATTGGACGTGACATCGGCGACGAGACCGATCACGGTCTGTGACAAAGGAACGGTGAGACCTGGTACGACACCCGTCACGTCGTCAAACTCGATCGTCACATATGACACACCGGGCTGTGAAGGAACTGAGCTTGCCACCGTGTGTGTGAAGAGCGGTTGGGCCACCAACGGCACCTTACCGATCGGACTTGGCAAAGACGTGAATGGCAAAGGACCTCGCATTTCGGTCGAGTATATGGTTCCGGTCAGACCGACCGCATACAGAGTTTTTCCGATTGTCACGACAGACTCGTTGGGTACAAAGTCTGGGAATATATCAAGAGTCGATGCAGTACTGTCCGTCACGATGTCTTTGTGCAAATCGAAAACAATAAAGAACGGGATTGTCTGATTAGAATCGAGAATTGTCACCTTGCTAAACATGTAGACGTACTGACCATCCCAGACGATGCTGTCGATTACGAGCACCACCGTCCCGAAACCTGGTATGACTTCATTAAAAGGGACACCTTGTGTGCTCGTTATATTGTCACCCGTGATGTAATTGAAAAAGACGAGTCGGTCCGTAGAAATCTGGGATGTGTTTGGAGTTATATTATAGAATGTATCAAATTCGATGACAACCTGTACATCATGCTTATTGAGGTTATGAATTGGGATGTTGAATCCTTGGGTGAATGGTAGTGTGACATTGTACGTACGCTGTTTACGAATCGAGCTCGTATCATTTTTTCCAGTCAGGAGCGTTAGCGCAGCCTGGTTCTCGTAGGGGATCGTAACATCTTGCTGAATCTCGATAAACTCACCTGTGACGGTATCGATCGTCTGACCGCCTATGAGCAATCTGGCTGCCCGAATAATGAACGTCCCGACTGAATCAGCGTATACCATCGGCACCGGAGCCGGGTAGTATCCCTGAATCCACCCCGATTGCTCGAACGTCAAGACTGACTGTGGAACAGTCGCGTACACGTAGATGTATTCGTTCGCCTGGACCGAAATTCTAAAAAGGGCGTTGAAGTAGTCGAAACCAAAAAATGAAGCGTCATCTTGAAGGAATCCAATGTAGGCGACGTTGC